TACTGGCGTGACCTCACCCCAGAACATCATGATGCACCGTAATGCTTATACCTTGGCTGTGGCTGACTTGGAATTGCCTGATGGCGTCCATTTCGCTGGTCGTGCTTCCGATAAGGAAGTTGGTTTGTCCATGCGTGTAGTCCGTTAATGTTGGCGGCTTTTAGATTTTGATCTAATAGAAAATTTCTTCTGATTGACTTGGAACTCCGGAAGCGGACAACAAGGGGCAAGTTTAAATACAGCCTGAACGACTAAGTGAAGAAACCCTTACGAGGGATGCGATAGTCTGAACTAGGGTATAACAAAAGAAGCCTTAGAGTGCGACCTGAAGCGGAAGCACCACTAGCAGAAATGCTGGGAGTAACAAAATGCAATACACGATTAACAACGATAGCATCCCAACCCGTTTGGACGTGCTTTATGGCTGGGCGCCCCTGTACCCCGAACTTGCTTGCCGTGTCGCAGCTTAATTAAGAAAGGAAACTGAAAATGTCTAATCCAGGACCAGCAGTAACTAATAGCGCACATCCGTCAAATGTGTCCACCAACCAAGCCTTGCGCTTGCTGGGTGTGGCTAAAGGCGTGAGCGTGACCGCTACCGGCAACGTCTCGATGCAAATCAACAACAGCACCGTGTATCTGCCCACCAGCATGATCGTTACCAACAGCAACAACGCTGGCACTTCCGTGTCGGCTGCTTCTGCTGCTTTGTCGATCTATACTGGCTCCGGCGCTACCGGCTCTGAAGTGTTTGCTTCTACCACTTTAGCTAACTGCACCACCAACGTGGGTACGCAAGTTGTGTCGGCTTACGAAAGCACCACAGCTTTCACCGCCCAAAACTTGTTTATCAACGTGGGTACTGCTTCTAGCAATGTCGGCACTGTGGACGTTTATGTCTACGGCTATGACTTCAGCACCACTTCTTGATTGAAGTGAACTAAGGAAAAGGCCGTCCCCTAAAAAGGATGGCTTTTTCTGCTTTTAAAGCTACAATTAACAAACCTTTTGCAAAGGACTCAAAATGTCTTCTACGACTATCACTCGTGGCAATGTTCACGAATCTTTCTTTATCAGCCCTTCTTTGACACCATCGGCTGTTACTACTTATTACGGCAATCAAAATTTCACTATCCCTGGCTTGTTGACCACAGATACAGTTATTGTGGTTGGCTATATCGGCACTCAAACTGCTGGTATTGCTTATGCGGAAGCTGAAGTTACTGCTGCAAACACATTGCAAATCCAATTCATTAACGTTTCCGGTTCTTCTGCTACTCCAGCATCCGGATCTTATGTTTTGAATGTGATTCGCTTTGAAGGCCCATTGCCTGTAACGGCAGTCTAAAAATGGCTAATACTTCAGCTTTTCGCATTGGTGGCTCCACCCTCGGCTTGTCCGTTGGTACGACTGCCCATTCTGCTGTTGCGCTGACCTCGAATACGCCTGATTTGATTAACTTTGTGGCTTGCACCAATACTGGTACAGCGACTGTTGCTATCAAATTCAGCACTATTTCGAGCGATGTGGCAAAATTGCCAACAGACGGGACATTTGGGGACTTCGTATTGCCAGCGGGAATGACAACACCGATCTTGATCGCCGTTCCTGCTGTTAATATGCAAAATCCTGTGTACGTCACCGCTATTGCGGCCTCTGGTACTAACTTGGTGTACGTCACGCCAACGGTTGACCAATCGTAAGGAAGAAAATGGCTGGCCCTAATAAGACCGTTGACCAGAACATCTTGCCCGTTCAAGCTCTGTTCAATTTGGATAACACATTCAATACGTTTATCGGTCAGGGTCAGCCCTTTTACGCTTCTGTCAACCCTGTTCAATCGGGTCTGACAATCACAAATTCCACTATCAATAGCTCAGTTATTGGTGGTTCTGTCCCTGCTGCTGCTACTTTTACCTCGATGGCTACGACCACAGGGACTGTATCAACGACTCCAGTTGGCAACACCGACATAGCAAACAAACTCTACGTTGATGCTACTGCCGCTGGACTATCTTGGAAACAGCCTGTTCTGTGCGCTACAACAGCCAACATTACGCTGTCTGGCTTGCAGACCATTGACACAATTTCTGTAACTGCTGGCTCACGGGTTTTGGTCAAGAACCAATCAACCCAAGCTAATAACGGCATTTACATTGCTTCTAGCGGCGCATGGACTTATGCGTCTGATGCCAATACTTACAACCAGTATGTTTCTGCGATCTGTTTCGTAGAATCTGGAACGCAAGCTGGCTCGGCATGGTATTGCTATGTTCAGCCAGGCGGCACTTTAGGCACAACGCCTATCACATGGTCGCAATTCAGCACTTCAGCAACCTACACCGCTGGCACAGGGTTAACCCTTAGTGCTTTCCAATTTAGCATTACCAACACGACAGTTACCGCTGGTTCTTACGGTTCTGCATCAAGCGTTCCAACGTATACAGTTAATGCACAAGGCCAATTAACTGCTGCTAGTAATACCGCTATCAGCATTGCACCGAGCCAGATCAATGCGGCGATACCCAATAGTTCCTTGGCGAACTCTAGCGTTACGTTCAATGGTGTTAGCGTTTCTTTGGGTGGCAGCGGAACGATTACTGCCCAAACTTCCAACGCCCTTACTATTGGTACTGGACTATCTGGCGGTTCATTTAACGGCTCCAGCGCAGTAACGATAGCGAATACTGGTGTTCTTAGCTTCTCGGCTGGCACGACAGGGTTTACGCCTACTACGGCTACAACTGGCGCTGTAACGCTAGGCGGCACACTCAATGTGGCTAATGGTGGCACAGGCGCTACCTCGCTGACAGGCTATGTATATGGCAATGGCACAGGGGCTTTTACGGCCTCTACGACTATTCCTACATCTGTTCTTACTGGCAACTTTGTCTCTACGTTTAGCGGTGGCACAACGGGTTTAACGCCTTCTTCTGCAACTGCTGGCGCTATTACGCTGTCTGGCACTTTGGCGGTGGCTAACGGCGGGACAGGGGTTACATCATCCAGCGGCGCTAATTCGGTTGTTTTGCGTGATTCCAATGGAAATATCACTACTAACTGCTTATTTGAGGGCTACACAAGTCAAGCTGCTGGCACATTGATTACGCTGACAGCGGCATCTGTTCAGAATTGGGCTATTTCTGGCTCTGGTGGTCAGACGATCAAGCTGCCTGATGCCACAACTTTGCCAAATGGCGCTACGTTCACGTTTAATAACAATCAATCTAGCGGCACGATTGTTATTCAAAACAATTCATCCACTACGGTTGCTACGGTTCAATCAGGTTCTTACATTACAGTTGTTTTGTTGAGCAATTCAATTGCCGCAGGGTCGTGGGACTACCATAATTCACCTCCAAGCAATGCAAGTTGGTCAACAAATACGCTTTCATGGGCTGGCTCTTATACGAACGGCACTTGGAACGGCAACGCTGTTGGTTTGCTTTATGGTGGCACAAATGCAGCTTTGACCGCTGTTGCTGGCGGCGTGGTCTACTCCGGCGCTTCTGCTTTGGCTATTTCGGCGGCAGGAACGACAGGCCAAGTGCTGACCTCTAACGGCTCAAGCGCACCTACTTGGTCAACACCTACGGCATACGCTACGGTCACAGACGACACAACCACTAACGCAACCCGTTACCCATTGTTTGCGGCTACCACTAGCGGCAATCTGACAACTGAATATACAAGCTCGACCAAGTATCAGTTCAATCCTTCTACTGGAACGCTAACAGCAACGGTTTTTAGCGGCTCTGGGGCATCTTTAACCAGCATCCCTAACTCTGCCCTTAACAACTCCTCAATCACCGTTGGTTCAACGGCTATCAGCCTTGGTGGGACTGCTACAACGATTGCAGGTCTAACCAGCGTTACATCAACCACTTTTGTCGGCGCTTTGACGGGCAACGCCTCAACTGCCACGACTGCGACTACAGCGACCAACGCAAACAACGTAGCGATCACAGACAACACAAGCTCTAGCTCAACTTGGTATCCAGTTCTGTCGGCAGCATCTACGGGCAATAATCCCGCAACGACTAGCTCTACCAAGCTGTCTTTTGTGCCCTCTACTGGCACTTTATCGGCAACCGTGTTTAGCGGTAGCGGCGCATCGTTGACATCCATTCCTAATGGCGCATTAATCAATAGCTCTGTGACGGTCAATGGAACGGCTATTGCTTTGGGCGCATCGGGAACAGTTACCGCTATTACGACTAATGCACTTACCATCGGCACAGGGTTATCTGGCACATCGTTTAACGGTTCTTCTGCTGTCACGATTGCATTGGCTAATACGGCTGTTAGTGCTGGTAGTTACACTTATTCTTCTATTACGGTTGACTCACAAGGCCGCTTGACCGCTGCTTCTAACGGCACGGCTCCAGTAACGTCCATTGGTGTAACTGCACCTATCACCACAACTGGCGGCACAACTCCCACGATTGGTATAACTCAGGCCACTAACAGCACCAATGGTTATTTGAGTAGCACGGACTGGAACACTTTTAATAACAAACAAGCCGTTTCTGCACCCGTTACGGTGGCTGCAAGCACATACAGCGTTGGTGCTACTGACATTTGGGTTATCAACAACTACGCTGGCACTCTGACGCTGACATTGCCCACAGCATCCAGCTATTCGGGCCGTGTGTTGAATATCCAGAATTACCAAGCCTATACGGTGTTGTCGGCATCCTCAAACGTGGTGCAGATCGCTGGTGGCTCGGCATCTACGGCTATTTTGAACGCAATAGCTGGTGATCGTTGCACCTTGGTTTCTAACGGCACAAACTGGGTTATCACCGATTACACACCTAATAACATCCTTTTGCTGAACTAACATGAACTACAAATGGTCTATTTCTAAGATTTCAGCTACTGATGGGCTAATCACCCATGCACATTACAAATGTGTGCTGACAGATGATGATTTGTCGGTTGAAACTGAAGGCAACTGGTGGTTTAATGAGCCAAAGATCAAAGTTCCTTTTGAGCAAGTATCAGAGGAAATGGTTGTTGGTTGGATTGAGCAAGAGGCTGTTAAAGATGGCGTTTGCCACATAAAATCTAGGCTAGAGGAACAGCTTAAAGCATTAGAAGCACACAAACCCGTTGTTGCTCCTTGGTTGCCTCAAGTTTTTACACCGGAGTTATAAATGACAGTTAATCTTTCTCTATTTGCTGGTGCTGGCGCACAATTTTTTGATAACAATGGGTTGCCTCTCATTGGTGGACTTCTTTATTCATACTATGCTGGAACTTCAACGCAAGCTGCAACTTACACATCAAACAGCGGCTCAATTGCTAACAGCAATCCAATTGTTTTGGATTCTGCTGGTCGTGTCCCTAATGAAATATGGTTAACTTCTGGCTCAACTTATAAATTTATTTTACAAACTTCTGCTGGAGTGCAAATTGGTTCATGGGATAACATTTCTGGGGCTAATGATTTTTCAAGTATATATACTGTATTAGCATCTTCTGTTGGGTCATCTTTGATTGGTTACAACCAAGGCGGCACAGGCGCAGTAACCACTACGGTTCAAGCTAAGTTAAGTCAGTATATTAGCGTGTTTGATTTTATGAGTGCGGCAGAAATTGCTGATGTAACATCTAGAACTGCGTCAATTGATGTCACAACAAAAATTCAAGCGGCTATTGATTATGTTGCGTCACAAGCTGGCGGCGTAGTTTGGTTCCCTTGCGGTGAGTACAAAATCACAAACACCATCAACGCAAAAACTGGTGTAAAACTTCTAGGTGTTTATGGTGAACCCGCCATTTCCACACAAACCACAGAGACAGGAACAAAGTGGATTTGGGGCGGCGCTAACAATTCCATAATGCTCAACGTGTTTGACACACGTTTCTTTACGCTTGAAGGCTTTTACCTTGATGGTAACGGCGCAACTGGCATGACGGGTATTTTGTTAAGCACTTCAAGCGTTAGCCAAATTGCTTCTTCTCATAACACTTACGAATTTTTCTACATTAACAATTGTTTGATTGGTGTTCAATGGGGAACATTGGGTCTTGCCACACCTAACAATCAAACTGACGGTGAAATTTTTAGACAGTTTACAATTAATTCATCGGAAGCTGGATCAAAAGGATTTGTTTTAAATTCTGGGAACGCAGGACAATACAGCGTTATTGAAAGCGGTGGCATTATCGTTGACGACATTGCGATTGACATTGTTGTTGCTAACCAAGTACAGATTAACAGAGTAACTTCTGGCGGTAAAACTGCAACAGCGTTTTGCAGAGCCGCTTGTGCGATTAACGTCTTAATCCAAGGCTGTGAATCTGAAAACCAAGCCGATTTGTATGGCGGTAGTGGAAAAATATCTGTTCAGTCAAAGTTTTTACTAGTAATTGCTCCCCCATCTTCGTACCCTGTATTTGATACAACAATTGTTTTAAGCCAAAATACTATCAACAATCCAATTGAAGTTACTTACCCTGTAAAGATTGTTAGCACTGGTGATGCTTGGGGTTATTGCTACACTGGCACAACAATTACAAATTCAACAGGCACATTCACTAGCGGTGTGTCTAGTTGCTTGGCGTTGAATAATGGTTATCCTGCCAATGGTGGTTGGCAAGCTGGTCAATATGTTAATTTGCAAAACTTGCAACCTGATAGCTCATATTTTCAATATGACGAGTTATCGCAACCCAATCAGTACGCACATTTGTTTATGCCAGTCACCGCATTGGCTGCTCAAGATGTAACCATAGGTGTTGATAGCCGTGGTTACAGCGGAAATTTGTGGGAAAGAATATGCTGCGCTGCATCAAGCACTGTTGGCACAGTTGGTGATTTGATTTACCGCATTGGTGGTGCATCGCCTAAGAAAATTCTTACTCTTAGATCGTCTGAAGTTGTAGTTGGAGACACAGGTGTTAGCACTCGATTGAGAATTGCTGAAGCAGAAACACCGTTAAGCACAGACACTGGCACAGCAGGTCAAATTGTATGGGATAGCAATTACATTTATGTATGCGTAGGCACAAATTCGTGGAAACGCGCAACCCTTAATTCGTATTGATTGAAGCATTAAATGGCCAATACAAAGATTTCAGGACTGACTTCAGCATCCACACCGCTTGCGGGAACCGAAGTTCTGCCAATCGTACAGTCTGGTACTACTGTAAAAGCAACTGTAGCCAACATTGTTGGTGCGGGTACTTCACCTGGCAGCTTCACCACCATTGCTGGCACTGGCCCTGTAACAATTAAGCAAACTTCTGATTACCCAAGCGCAGGCTCTGGGGTCAATGTAGTTAAATCAAATACTACAGATGTGTGGACATCATATGTTGCCGCTGATACTGCTTATTCAGTAGCCTATGGCGCAACATTAGGTGCTAGTAACCGAATGCTGTGGATAGACACAACTGGCAATACAACTCTTGGTTACGGCAATCTAGTTCCCTCCACAGCAGGTAAAGGCATCAACTTCACAGCCAACACTCCCGCATCGGGAATGACAAGCCAGAATTTGACTTGGTATGAAGAAGGTACTTGGACACCCGCACAAGGAAGTGGATTAACTGTTGTTGGTACATTTAGCTCAACTGGAAAATATACAAGGATTGGGCGTCAAGTCTGTATTAGCGGCACTGTTTCAGGAAGTACCGGAGTTTCTGTAACTGCTGCTGGTGTAATAACAAATAATTTACCTTTTACTGTTGGAACGGCTGGTCTTGGGCAAGCTACAAATGCTGGCGTAAATGCGTTTTCTGCTGTAATTTGCACTTCAACTAATGTTACTTCGGCTGGAACAATTGCTTCAACAACCACAATCACATTTTCAGCTACTTATTTCGTCTAATTATGGCAATCACTTACAAATGGTCAATTTCTAAAATGACGGTTGCCCCATCGGTGAATGGGCAGACCGATGTGGTGATTTACGCCGATTGGCTTTGTGTCGGTACGGATGATGTCAACAACCTGACCGCTGCGGCGGCTGGAACAGTTAAGTTGGGTGAGCCAGCCAATCCATTTACAAATTACAATAATCTTCAAGAGTCTCAGGTTTTGGCGTGGTGTTTTGAACCTGTAACGTATAGCGTTACAGACCCAATTACCAATGAAACCACTACAATTACGACTAATCTGCAATTAGACACAGAAGCCCAAGTAGCGGGTCAATTAGCTCGTCAACTGGCTGCTATTTCTGCGAATCCTCCTTTGCCTTGGATTAAACATGACCAAACCAATTGACATCATTAGCCGAGCATTAAAAGACATTGGTGCTTTGGAAGCAGGGGAAACGCCAACGGCTGACGCTGCCCAAGATGCTTTCGATATGCTGAACGGCATGATCGATCAATGGTCTAACGAATCCATGATGGTCTATTACAAGAATGAGATCATCTTTCCTGTTGTCCCAGGTCAAACCCAATACACCATTGGCCCAACTGGTGAAATCGGCGCAGGGTTTACTGGCTACGTCAGCGGCAACCAATTGACTGTTGCTAATACCAACGTCAACAACTTTGCTGGCACAGGTTCAATCAATAGCTCTACGCTGACAATTCTTTCAGTATCCAGCGGTGCTTTGCAGGTTGGTAGCATCATTACTGGCGCATCTATCCCTAGCGGCACATCTATTCTGTCGTTTGGTACGGGCAACGGCGGTGTGGGCACTTACACCATTTCGCAGTCGCTTTTTATCAACCAAGAATCAATCACGGCTAATGCGCCCATCATCACTTCTGGCGCTATCAGCAACGGTCAATATCTGACCACTAGCTACGGCGTGAACATGAA